TGAAGATTAGAAAAGATCTGGCTGATGATGATCCGGACAAGGAGAGCGGATTCTATATTTTAAAACATACGGAATGTCCGGCTGTATTGACGGAAAACTTATTTCAAGACAATATGGAAGATGTGGCTTTCCTTTTGTCTGAAGAAGGAAAGCAAGCGATAACAGCCATTCATGTTGAAGGTATCATTAAATACATTGAATCATGAAATCTGTTCCTTATTTATTAATTGTTTTATTGAGCGTAATGCTTTCTCTGTCGTGGTGTTCTCGTCCGGCAGAGATGCCTGAAACGTTTACAGTGGATACTGTGTGGATGCCTCCTGTTATTGATACTATCAGGGATACGGTTTTTCCGTCTCCTGTAACAGAACGTTTTGTGAAGTATGATACTGTATTCATTGCCGCATCTGGGAAAGAACCTGCTGATACATCACTGAATGATTATGTTCCGGACAGTGTTCCAGCCAGCATACCTATTACAGAACGGGAATATAAAACGGATGATTATAAGATATTGATAAGTGGATACAACCCATTGCTGAAATCGGTTGAATTATATCGTCCTACTTTCGTAGGGCTTATAAAACAAAAAAACAAGCGGTGGGGATTGGGGCTCTCTGCCGGATATGGTATTGATGCTGACGGGCTGTCGCCTGTATTGGCTGTTACCGTTAATTATAATCTGTTTCAGTGGTAATAAAAAATCCCCGGCTTGCGGTCTTGCTCTTATTCTATTGACAGTCGAATTTGAAAACCTTTGGAGTGCCGGGGATAGATAAACAACAATGTTATTTAATAAATTGTTTCTAAATTTTGCATTATTATGAGCAAGACCGCACGTTTTAATGAAATCCTTGAATCAGTCGCCTCTTTCACGGAAATACATCAGGAATTTATCCTGTCAGACAATCGGGCCGCCGAAGTGGTGGATGCCCGCTGCATTTTGGTAAAACTGTTATCCGAAGAAGGTTTCTACCCTTCCCAAATCAGCAAGTATATGGACCGTACAGAAGCTAGTATCCGGTATCTGCTTGCTTCCTATTCATCCCGAATTTCTGCCAGCCTGTGGATGGAAAAAGATGTCGAAGTTATTCGCAAACATCTTGAAAATAAGTCGAAAGTAATTGGTAAATAAGAAGCAAATAACTGTAATTCAGTTGATTATTATAGTATGTACCTTTGTGATGTCAGGTTATAGCCTGGCCTAGTAACTTATTAAAACATAATATTATGACTATCAAAGGTATGAACGGTGAGAACTATAATGTCACCGGCCAGGGACAAGGCAATTACAATACTGTCGGAGCGTCAGCAGGTATCGCATCATTTTTGGGTTTGAATGCGGGTAATATTCTGGGAGGCGGCTGTTATAACCGTAATATGGCGGCAGGTCCTGTGGAAGTGATTACTTCGGAAGACAAACCTATTAGCCGTTATGAAGCGGCTATGATGGACAAACTGGCAGCAAAAGATGGAGAGATCGCATTGTTGAAGGCGAACACTTACACTGATCAGAAATTGGCTGATGTGTACGATCGTTTATTGACCCGTATTAATTTGGACAAGAACGAGCAGAATGCCATCAATATGAATCAGGCTGTATACAATGGTACTAATACTGCCACTCTGGCTTGTATGAAACAGCAGATTGCTGATTTGGCTGCGTTAAGTGAACTTGTTGTCCCGCAACGTAAGGTATGTGATACCGGTTGCTGCGGTTGTAACCAGTAAATCTCATTGAAAGGGCGGTTTCATTCCGTCCTTTCCTCTTTTTAAACTCAAACAATATATTACTATGTATACCAATTCACAAATATTATCAGCAGTGCTGAATAAATGGCTGCAACCTGTAGTACAGCAATTCTCCGCACAAAAAATGGGATCGTTCCCTTTTGTGCAGATGATTGAAACTAAATTGAAATCAACAGGTTTCGTTAAACCCAGCTGGAGTCTTGCTGCGGAATTATCTCCGATAATGCAGAATGTCAGTGGAACTATCATAGAACCTATCATTAACCGCTATATCTCACAAGTGCCGGATGATGCATTGCCTGAAATGGCTCACAAAATAGTGGATGATGCTATTAAAAACGGAGGGTTGACACTGATGGATGGAAAGGTTGTTTTTGAAAAGGAAGACATGGAAGAACTGAAAACCTTGCTTGAATATAACCTGCCTTTGATTCCTAGAGAAGAATACATCGTCAAGACAGCGCCTGATAAGGAAGCTGACGGCAGCGATGAACCCCAACCGAAGTCGGACGGTATAAGTTCCGACACAGAATAATTCTTAATATATATCCATTATGATTCAATTGACTCCGATTGCAATCGCTGCTACCAGCCAGCAATATCTGACTAATGTAGTGGAGAATTTATGCCAGGCTTATTGCGCTGAAAATGGTGTACAGCCTACTGGCATAGTTAATTTTACTGTCGCAGAACAGCAGACGGTGAATACCCAGACTGTTGTAACCATCAATGCAGCAGTGCTTGTTGCTTACACTCCTAAAGGATCATGCCGTTCTGTTACCAAACAATGGGTTGAGTAGTTTAAAGTAGCCTTTATCGGTGCGGCCGGTGCTGTTCCTACGATTACACTTACTCCTCTTGTTACTCAGGTTACTCCTGAGAATGTAAAGTGCTGTAACCGTGCGTTTGGTGTGAGCCTGGCTACTCCGTTGACCATTGCGGCCACCTTTCCGGCTACTCCCACAGCTTGATAGGATTATGACTCAAAAGTCATTAAAACCTGTAAAAAAGAAAAGGGAGAAAAAAGTTTGAGTTTGCTCCCCGCTTTATTGTGGGGAGTTTACTTTAATATCCTATAATTATGAAGACTAAAGAAGAAATGATAGATCGCTACCATGAACTTTATGAAAAGATGGTGGCAAGTAAAGATCCGAAGAATATGAAGATATTCGGTGAAACTGAAAAGTATATGTTCAAGGCTGTCGCAGCAGCTCATCCTGATCTGGCCGAAAACTGGTTGTCGCATTTGGAGGCTGTTTGTTGGGACAATTATCTATCCGAACACGAAGCAATGAATATCAGCAAACGTATTGTCAACCAAGATGGAATGAAAGGATTCCATTGGTCCTATGATACTTTTGAAAAAACGGTTGAATCGCTTGGAGGAGTATGTGAAGACAAACCGCATTATAACAGTTATGCTTTATGGGTAACTGCCAATATGATTTATTCGGATCATGCCAGAAGCATTGCGGAAGACATGGGGCATAAATTGCCGGCAGATGTGCCTAATGAAAAGATGGCATTGTCATGCTATCGTAAGGCTGTGGAAAGTCTTAAGGATGTGGATTCCGGGTTTCATGTACGGCGGTATTTCAAGCACAAGATGTACGACGATTCAGTTATGTGACCTGGATAAAAAATTAGATAAAATAATCTCCATGATTGAAAAACTGGACGGTCTGAAAGGTTTCGGCTCCAATGTACTGGCTAATGTTGTAGGAGATATAATCATGGGTAGGTAACTGTAAGGTGTTTTAGAAATAAAGCACCTTTTATTTATGATTGTAGTATTATTTTAATACTGATTGGGATTTTATTATTAACTTTGCGAAAAATTTTAAAACTTAGATATTTATGAAAAAGTATTTTTTACTACTGATTGTTTCTCTTCTATTTACTTCATGTAAAAGTTATATCCAGATTTATGATGTGGACAGCACCTCGGCCAAAACAAGTAATGAGCAGTTTGTTTTTGAGAATGAAGATTGCAAGCTTACTTATAATTTTTGGGGAATGTTTGGTAATGCTTCTGTTGTTTTTACAAATAAGACTGATCAGAATCTGTTTGTTTCATTATCTCAATCATCCTTTATATTCAACACGTATTCTTTCCCTTTTTATAAAGGTATAGATCGCCATGTTGTTGTCTCTAAATTTGAAAGCAAAACATTCCGTGATTTGCCTGTAGTATGTGTCGCTCCTAAATCATCAAAAACGATTGGTGATTTGAATGTCGTTGATGGCATTTATTCTTTTTGTGATAAGAAAAAAGATAACCCTAGTCGCAGATATTCGGAAAACTATAACGAAAATGATTCTCCTATAACATTTGGTTATAATATGGTCTATTCTGCTAAAGAAGATTGTCGTGAGGTGAAACAACTGGAAAGCTCTTTTTATGTCTCAAGAATTGAGAACGTTACAAAGAAACAAGAAGAGATTACTAGTCAGGTTAAAAACTGTTCGGATTATAGTAATGTATCTGTTGTTAGCTTGAAATCTCAATCTCCCAAGCGTTTTTATATTAAGAGATTTAAGGATGTAAATCCAACTCCGGCAAAATGGTATTAATTATTCGATAACAAATTCTTAAGCGGAACTCTAAAAAAGTTCCGCTTTTGTTTTGCTAATCCAAAAATAATATTCACCTTTGCAGCGTTCACCATTTGAGATAGGCGAGTAGGCTCGCTGATTATTTGTTGCGGGCATTTTTTGTGTCCATGGCTTATCATATAGTTCCGTCCCGTGTGGAGCGTTAATGCGCCCACAGCCTGTCTCAGGTGGTGAACAACGGGGAGCGGAACTTTTTTATTTCCTTCCCCTTATCTAATTTTATTAATTCATTTTAAATGTTCACCAAAAATGAAAACTACTACATTGTCTCTTGATGCAAAGTCAAATTATTTGCAAGAGAAAAAAGAATCTTTGTTGAAATGGCTTCATGCTGATTCTGTTATCTTTTCTTCTATCATGGAGGAAAAAATTTCTAGAACATTTTCGTTGCGAATATTGTTCATAATGTTGTGCTTTGTTGCATTATTATTATCGCCCGCATTTGGCATTGTGATGTGTCTTATATGTTTTATCATATTTGCCTTATCTTTGTTGGAAACAGCAAAATATTACAAGCAGGTGCACCGCTAATAAGTTTGCTTTACTAATATTATGTTTTACAATAAAATGTTTAAGGAAAATGAATATTAATGGAATTATATTAAGCGACGAGAGCCTTAATGCGTTGCGTCGTATGCAGGAAGACGGTAATAGCGAAATTGATAATGTTCTTGAAGGACTTGATTGTATAGCTGAACTGATTGAGAATCCGGAAGCGGATGCCAGTGATGGTGATCGTCTAGTCATGTTGCAGCAGCTTCGCGGTGTGCGCAAGATTTTGAAAGATCTCAAAGCATCTTCTTTTGATGAGTCAGAATAATGAAACTAAAATGGACAGTTACATCATTGCCTTGATGACTGTCTATTCTCCCGCAACCAATGAGTCCGATGCGACTCATTGGTTTTCTACTGAGGATGTGTATGAAGCCATAAAGAAAATTGATCCGGGAACATCCGTCAGCTTGGAGGATGTCTACAATTCGCTTCTTATGGGAGGGTTCCGTTTCCAGCCACGTCCCGGAACATTAGGATGTGAGTTCCGATGGATGTTTAAACAGAAATAATTATAGATAAAATACGATATTTCTTTTAGTCTAATTCTTATATTATCAATCCTTTTTGTATATTTGCAATGTGTTCAGAAATGAACGCTGTGTAATAAGTTTAGTTACATGGGAAATTGGAGTGAACAACAAGAGGCAAAGAAAGAAGTTAAGGAGAAAGAGAAAACAAGCCGTGAAACCCTTGGAAAGTTCTTCTATGATTTGGGTAAAACATCATTTACTGCCATGGTAGCAGGTGGTGCGGTTTCTTTTTTCACAGACTCTGGCAATGATGATTATTGGGGGCTTTTAATAATTGGAGCATTCTCGACCATTGTGTTTGCTTATATTGGATATAAAATAATAAGGAGGTAATTTATGGAAGGTTTATTGATTGTGCTTGGTGGTTCTGGAATGTTAGCCTTTTTCTTTGCTATATGGTTAAATACCCGGAAAGGCAAAAAATGGCTTGCTAATTTATAAGCTTATTTTATAACTAATATGGGCGAAGGCGGTATAAAATCTGTCCTTCGCCTTTTTCATTCCTATAATTACTTTAGCTTCAAATTTTATGAAGCTATGGTAACAGACCAACTTATCAAAAAAACATTCATTCACAATGTTGTATCCATCGGTTTTCAAAAAATAAGGCAGATACAACAGGAAGTCATATCGGATAATTTGAATGTCATATCCGGCAATCTGCTCCAATCAGTCCAAGAAAAACCGGTGGAAATAGAAGGAACTGAACGTCAAATATATTATATGAGCGTTCTTCCTTATATGCGTTTCTTAGATATTCGTTTTCGGCAGGATCTGCGGATACGTAGAAAACTTTCCATCTATAACCGTGTCATTTGGGGGGTACTTTATGGTGAAGTGCTTCCTAATCTGCGTTATGGCTTTACTCAGGACATACGTAAGTATATCACCCGGCAACTTCAAGAAGGTTCGGATATTGATCAATTAGATTTTCAATCATATATATAGACTACTGAATTATGGCTAAGAAACTTAATGAAGACGAAATCAAGTATATTTTATCAGTGGAATCGTCAAAGGCACAGCAGGAAATTCGCAAACTCACTAAGGTTAATAGGGAGTTGAACAAAACAAATAAGGAGCGTCGTGAATTGATGCGTGAGTTGGAGTCTCAAGGAAAAAAGGAATCGGATGAATATCAGCGTCTTGATGAAGAAATAAAAAAAAGCAATAAGACTATTTCAACAAATAACAAGTTGATTGGTGAATTGGAGAAGAAGCTGGATGTTACAGGGCTTACTATGGCCCAACTCCGAAAAAAGGCCAAAGATCTTCGCCGACAGTTGGATCAGACAGTAAAATCAACACATCCGGAAGAATACGCCGAACTTGAAGCGGAGCTTTCCAAAGTAAATAGCCGGATGGAGGAACTTAGGGGTACTGGGAAATATGCCCAGCAACAGCTGACTGCATTTGATAAAACAATGAATATGGCCAAAACGGCTGCTAAAGGTTTTATAGCCGTGCAACTTGTCAGATATTTGAAAGATGTCGGAATGAAATCCTATGAAACTCGTAAGGAATATGCCCGTTTTGAAGCGACTCTCCGTAATGCTACCGGCTCTTCAGAAGAAGCGGCAAAGGCAATGAAGATGTTGCAGCAGCTTGCTAAAGATACGCCGGCCAGTGTGTCAGAATGGACTGAATCATATATTAAATTAGTTAACCGTGGAATTAAACCGACTACCGATGAACTGACAGCAATGGGAGATATCGCAATGTCCCAAGGCAAGGACATAGACCAGTTTATTGAAGCATTGCTTGATGCCATGACGGGTGAGAATGAACGTTTGAAGGAATTTGGTATCACCGCTTCGAAGAATGGAAAAACTACTGCATATACGTTCAGGGGTGTAACTACTGAGGTGCAGAATACGGATATGGCAATTAAGAACTATATTCTGTCCTTGGGCAAATTACAGGGTGTACAAGGATCTATGGCTACCCAGATGAATGAGCTGGCTGGCTTGGAATCAAATTTAGGGGACCAGATGGATTCTATCTATAATAAGATAGGAAAGAAACTTGAACCGGCTATTAAATCCTTCATGGGAACTTTAGGACGTTTTATGGGGACAATATCAAAATCCCTTGATTCTTCTGGCGAAAAATTTGATGACCAGTTGAATAAGGTTGTTTCCCTGCAAAATGGGCTGCTCCCTTTGCTGAACCGATATGATGAATTGAAAACTAAAACAAGCTTAAGCGCACAAGAACAAGATGAATTAAACCAATTGATATCCCGTATCGCTCAAATAATACCAGGAGCTGTTACTGGCTTTGACAATTATGGAAGGGCTATATCTGTGAGTACTGATTATGCCCGTGAGTGGATAAAAACAGAAAAAGCCAGATTAGCCTATATCAATAAATCACAAATTGAAGAGCGCAAGAACGAAAAAAAGAACATTGAAGAAAGGATAAAGAGTCTGAAACGCCAAGAAAGTATAGGAAAAAGGCTTTATGGGGTTGATAAAGAAGGAAATGCAAAACATATTGCTGTTTATAGCGGGGGGATGGGATATGGACCTAATGCGGAACAAATAAACTCTAGAAAGATGACTGCGGATGAGCAGAACAAGTTCAAAGAGGAGATGAAGTCATTATATGAGGAGTTATCAGGAGTTGATGCGGAACTTTCTCGTTTGCAGGGAACTACTTTAGACGATATGATTAAAACTCAAACAGAGATGATTGAAAAACGTAAAAGTTTTAATGAGATGAATAAAGAATCTCTTTCCGCTTGGATTGATGATGAAAAGAATGCAACAAGCGAGTATTTGAGCATGGCCAAGGAAATTTATAAAAACCGTTTTCCAGTAACTCCTATTGATCCTGATGCAGCGGAAGAAGAAGCTAAACGAAATGAAAAAATATTGAAGGAAGCATTACAGAAGCAGACAGAACTTTTTGAACAACAAAAAATAGAGTTAAAACAACGTTATTTGGCGCATAATGACGAACAACTACAGACTGAATCTCAATTTAACAAGGCCATGGAAGATTTGACCTTGCAGGATCTTAATGCCCGTCTTAAAATAATGGGGTTGGAGGTTTCACAACGCCAACAGATTGAACAGCAAATTTTGGATATTCGGATAAAGGCACTTGAGGATTTTCGTCAGAGAAAACTTGCGATTGAAACAGAAGAAGAGCAACAGCGTGTGTCACTTAATAAAAAATCCATGGATGAAAATAAAGAGTGGCTTGATAAGCAGTTGGCAGATAGGCAGCAACATCATAATGATCAGGTAAAAATAATTAGTGACGCTTTGAAACAGCAAGTCGATCAATATAAGGAATATGGAAGCCAAATGGGGGAATCATTAGGTAAAGTTTTGTCAGGTCAGGAAGACATGCTTTCCGCTTTTGGTAATACCATGATTGATATCCTTTTTGATGTCTTATCTCAAATTATAAATCAAAAAATTGCGGAAGCTACTGCTGTAGCCATTGCGGAACAGGCTAAAGCGGCAGCTATTAGTGCTGCCCAGCCGGATTCTGTTGCCACTTTTGGGGCGACCGCTGCTGCCCGAACCGCTATTATCAGTGGCTTGATCATGGCTGCTTTAACAGCTGCAAAAACAACATTAAAAGGTTTGCTTGCTAAAAAAGGCTCATCTACCACATCGGGAACTACATCTCCGAATACATCATATACCCGTGTTCCCGGTAGACAGTCCGGAGGATATATAGATGTCACTCGTGCCCAAGACGGAAAAGAGTTTCAGGCTGTCTATGATCCTAAACGTCGTGGATTTATAGACAAACCTACTGTCATAGTAGGAGAGGGGCCTGCCGGATCATCTAAGGAATGGGTAGCCAGCAATGAGGCGGTGAAGAATCCTACCATTGCACCCATATTGTCTATTCTTGATCAGGCACAACAGGCCGGAACTATTCGTACTTTGGACTTTAACAAATATCTTCAGGCAAAAACTGTAGGGAAACAAGATGGAGGACAGGTTTCACCAATAGGAAACACGCCTTCAATGGTATATGCTGATCCTGTTTTTATTCAATCTGTAAACAAATTGAATGATATTCTGTCCCGAATTGATAAAAACGGTGGAATACATGCATACACTATTTTATCTGAATTTGAAAAAAAACAAGAATTGAGGAATCGTTCTAGAAAAATTGGCTCAAAATGAAGATTATTAATACAAAATCGGGAAAAGCATATCAGCTTGTTCCTGAAACACAGCTTGAAATTGAAAAAACAAATCCTTTTTTTAACGATTATGGTGAGCAATCTCTGCCGGTAAGTTTGCCTGATAGTCCTTATAATCGTGATATTCTTAATTTCCCGAATGTTATACAAAGAAAGGAAAAAGTACAGTTGCTTGATGCCTCTATTCAGGACGGAGAATATTTTGTTCCATGTCGTCAGGCGATATTGAGTGTGTCCCCGTCTGAAAGCATTGAGACTTCGTTTTATATAAATGAAGGAAGTTTTTATAGCAAATTGGAAAATACTTATATTACAGATGTGTTTGCAGATGAAACAGTTGATGGGATTAATACATTGGATCAGGCCATATCTTATTTAAAACAGCTGAACACATCCGGAGGAGATGAAATGTTCTCTATTTTTCGCGTTAAAATTAATGATGATGATAATGACAATCCACGATATTTGAATGGTAATGATGGAAGGTCCTCTTTATTTTATAATGAAAATGATACAACTGAATATATTGATGGAAAGACAATATCTGTTACTCGCGGATTTTATATGACACCGTTCATTAAGGCTAATTATGTCCTTAAACGTTTGTTTGCTCATTTTGGATATACTCTTCTTGATAATTTCTTTACGAAAACGTCTCCTTTCCCCGATATGGTTTTCATTAACAATGTTGCTGACGCAATTGTGACAGGAAAAATTCGTATTGTTCAGCTGGTTCCCAAAGTAACTTGTAGTAAGATTTTGGATTTGTTTCGGCGTAAATTCTGTTGTGAGTTTATTACCGATGAAGTTAATCGAACAGTTGACGTTATAATGTTTAATGATTTAATGTCTGATAAGGCGGATGTGAATCTTTCGTCATCTTTGGTTGGGAAATTGAGAGTTGAATACCCGGATAAATATAAGCAGCTGATATTGGAAGCGAAAGATTCTGTTGATGGGACTATTGAAACTTTTGATTCTTTGGAACTGATTAAATCAAAATACCCAACTGCCATATTTAATGAACGGCAAGGATATTTTGTTCGCAACGGCTTTAAAATAAGTACTCGTTTGTCCAGTATGATAACACCTACCACTGAAATAGTGGCTGATTGTGGTCAGCGTTATTATGAAGGGGGTGAATTTGAGACATATAAAATCGAAGTTCCTGAATGTATACCTTCAGCTGGGATGTATATTGGTGAAGTGCAATATCTTAACTCTTCAATGAAAATCACCGGAACAGATACTGCTAATGAACCTTCAGAAACAGAAACAAATGCGTCTTCTAATATGTATGTCATGCTTGCTTTTGCTCATAAAGAAGCGGATTGGAAGTTTACTGAAGGTTCTGTGAGTAATTATATATATAGAAGATCCGGACGTAATGAGATAAATTATAAGTTCTCAGACTTTGCTTTGGTGTATAATGGGCCTTATGGGATATTTGAAAAGTTTTATAAGGAATATGACAAGTTGTTACGTAATTCTATGCATACTGTTAAGGCGGATTTGTTGCTTACCCAGCACCAGAAGATGACTCTCTCATCTTTTAAAAAACTTGTAATACATGGTGCGGAATTATTGCCTAATAAGATAAACTATAATCTTGGGCTTAGAAATGATCCGATAGAGTCTGAATTATACACTACCCAGTTATATGAGCCTGTATCTTTGCCAAAAAGTATTGAAGATATATTTCCTTCTATGGATACGGGTTATAAATGGGTGGGCAAAACCTCTTATAAACTAATATCAGAAGATGAATATAATTCATCCCCATTTAAGGATGCAGAGATTTCTCCATTTTTCCCACCTCCACCTACTGCTGATTTGGTAGGGAAGAAAATGTATGTGTGCTATACGGCTGGTATATATATATCACAGAATTGGGCTTTATATACATTTTGGTTAGAAGCCGTTCCTAATGCAGATAATTGATTGTCCTTTCTATAGATTCGCGGGTAAGTTATTTTTGTAATAAAAACAAAAGGCATGAATATTCTGAATCAACCTGCTGCTTTATCTCTGTCCGGTAACATTGAGAAGTTCCGCATCCAATCTGCGGAATCTTTCTCTTTTGTCTTGTCAAAAGGGAATACCAGACTATTGTCTTCTGTGTATACTCCCGGTACGGATGGTTATGTTACGATTGATATACGGGATATTGTAGAATCCCAATTATCATTCTTAATGAAAGATATCACCACTCCCTATGAACAACCTGATCTGGCGGCTGATTTTACGGCTGTTATTGGCGACAAGAACATAACATTTCGTGTACTTCGTTGTGGGGTAGACCGTTTCTCTGGCTCTGCCGAAACTTTTTTGAAGGCTAATTTCCTAACTTGGCAGCCACAGGTGAAGAAAGTGACTTACTATTCTCCCGAATATCTGACATATTATGCTGTGATATCCTCCTATGTAAAGGTGAAGGCCTATTTTACTGATGATGAAGGCAAAGTGACTGAAGAGGTGAAACAACTGGCTACATTGGGCGAGAAACGGGCGTATACCATTCCTGTGCAATATGCTGTGATAATGGCACTATTCGAATCCCGCCTTCCTTCTTTTTATGATGTATGGGTGGAGGATGGTTCAGGTAGCCGTCTTACTTATGTGCAGCGTTATGTGGCGGGCAATATCCTTTCCGAGCAGGAGCAATGGATACTTTTTGAAAACTCCTTGGGAGGTATGGATACGTTCCGGGCTTACGGACAGCTTGATTTCTCGGCGGAACATACTCATAATATTGCCGAGATAGATGATATATCTGAAGAATACAGGGTGGATACGGAACGTAAGTTCCAGAAAAATACCGGATATCTTGACAATCGTGAACGTCAATGGCTGGTTGATTTCCTTCCGTCGAAGCAGAAATATATATATAATCAGACTTATTTGCGACGGATTGTAGTGATAGAGGACAATACATCCTATACGGACAAAGAGCTTCCTTCATCTTATACGTTTACTTACAAATATGCGGATGCCCGCCCGTTGCTCAATCTACAGCGAACAGATAGTCTTCCGGATAATCTGGATATCCATATACCTGATTTGAATTCTTTTACTATACCCCCTCGGTTAGTTGAATTTCCTTCGCAGCCCTTGTCCGAGGGGGTGTTGTTCCCCGTACAGCAACCGTTTTCGGAGAAATGGGCGACAACGAATATAGGTGCTATTTTTTCATATGTACTGAATAAGATAAGTACAGACTATGCTGAAGGTGGAGGTATTGGACACACTCATACGAATCTGGATCTGCTCCAGCTTATATCTTATGTGGACGAATATCTTTTGGTCAATGGTAAGAAAATTAAAGCAGGTTATGCAGATGGAATTGCCGGTAATACCTTTGCTGACCTTGTAACCTTTTTGAAAGGTTTCTTGGTGGGTAAGAATGGAAATGGTTGGACTGTATTGGAAGATGGTACGACACAAGCCGTTGTTGACCGCTTGTATGTAAAGATTAAGGCTGTCTTTGACGAGCTTGAAGTAAAGAAGAAGACGCATGTTGGTGGTGAACAGATCATATCTCCAGCCGGTATGAAGTGTGTCAGGGTGGAGGAACTTGATGAGAGCTACCGTTGTTTCTTTTTGTCGGAAGTTGATGGAGTGGTAATCAATAACGAATTTACAATCGGTACATTAGCATTAGCCCAAGAATTTAACATCAAAGAAGGGACATCCCACAATGTATCCAACCGCTACTATTGGCGTGAGGTGACAGGTGTAGGATCTGACTATATTGACTTGAGCAAAACCAATGCCGACAAGAACAGTGATATTCCGGCTGCCGGTGATGATATCATCGGGCTTGGGCACTTGACGGATATCACCCGTCAGGCAGCTATAATCTTATCATCAGTAAACGAAACTTCGCCTTCTATCACTTTTTATCAAGGTATCAATACATTTTCTTTGGCGGGTAAAGAAGTTATCGGGCTGGGCTTTGACAAGTCTACCGGACACGCCTATATCAATGTGTATGGTGATGCCTATATCGGTGCCAAGGATGAGAGCACTTATATCCGTTATAGCCAGAAAGGCGGTGTGGATATCAAGGGTATGTTTCACATCGAGCAGGGGTCCACCGGATGGCGTAACATGGAAGGCTTGCCGGATGAGATACAGGCGGCTGCCGATCTGGCCCAAAAGGCTCAGGATGCGATAGACAATGCGGCTGTCGGAAGTGTCAATCTGTTGCGTAACTCCGGGTTTACCGGGGATTATGAAAGTGAGACATTGTCCTCTGATACTCAATTGTCTGCTGATACCGAATTATATAGCAAGCAATTAAAGCATTGGACGGGTGTGGCTACCGTATCCGCAGATAGTGCTGCCGGCTCTGGGTACTCTGCTGCAATCGGTAGTTTGTCCCAATCTGTATCATTGATTAAAGGAGAAAGTTATGTTATCAGTTATAAAGCAAAGGGTACGTCTGTGTTTGTTTCGTGCGGCTCTTACAGTGTTTCTCAGCCTCTCACATCCTCTTATCAGAGATATACCCATAAGATTACCTTCAATGGCAGTGGTATATTTCTCATCAGTGGTACCGCAACCGTTTGTGACCTTCAGCTAGAGCGTGGAACTATCGCTACCGATTGGAAGCCGTCCATTTTGGATAACGACAAGGCAACAGCCGGTTTTCAGTCAATCAATTATATCGCCAGCGCGATTAAGGATGGATCTGTGGATATCCTTGGCGGTTTGATCCTTGCCAATATGATCCAACTGGGCAACTACAAGGATGGTAAGATGCAAAAGGTCACAGCCGGAGTAAGCGGCATATACAATGACGATGATGATGTGGCATTCTGGGCAGGTGGCACGCTGCAACAGGCTATATTAACCGTAATGAGGTTTCGTAATGATCCTAATTACCAGCCTACGGATGAAGAATGGGCGAATATGGCAAACCTTGTAGCTACTCATGGCGGTAATGCTTTTTTTCGTGGATATATCTATGCTTTGGGCGGATTTTTTCGAGGTAAAATGGAAACCTCTGTAGATGGGAAACGCATTGTTATTGATCCGGAAACAAACACTCTTGAAATGTATACAGCCGATGGAAATCCTGTTCTTATTATGAAATTTGATAAATCCGAAGATGGGTGGGAGTATGGAGATCTTATCCTGAGAAAGTATGTTGAAGACCAGTTGGTCTTTGAAACCACCGTATATCCAGAGCGTGTCAGATTACAGAATCTTGTAGAGAATACAGATATCAGACTATCTTCAGATAATGTCTTTTTTTACGGATCAAAAGGTGAGTTTCTGAAGGTTGGCATGAAGCCTGTATTTTCAGGAGTCAGTGTTTCCAAGTATATTGCCGATATTGAATGCAGTAATTGGCCGTCTAAGGATAACGTCAGTTCCGGGCAGGTATATGTGGAATATGAAACACTTGAAGGAATAGTGACAAATGGAGTGTTAAAGGTAAGAAAGTGATATGGAACTTAATACTATTAATAAAACGGGTACTTGGAGTGAGGCGGTAGATCGTCTTAACAACAACTTCAGCAAGACCTCCACTGAAGTGGAGAAGGTCAAGCAGAACGCTATACGCAACAAGGGATTGTTTTCTACAGTAGAAGCATTGCAGGCTGCTGTCCCATCTCCTGTTGTGGGCGACTGGGCTGTCGTGGGAGATACCATACCGGGTCCTATATATCAATGTACGAAGAGAGGCGTATGGAGCGAAACAGGAACAACCGGAGGCGGTGGAAGTGTTGACCTTTCCGGCATCTTGAAAGCCGAGGAGATAGACGATGTTACATCAATATTATAGCTATGAAAATTAATTACCAATCCGATTTTAAAATTATAGAGAAAAACTTGAATGGAGACATATCAACTCCCTTCCGGTTTACTTACTTCAATCCGTTTAAGGGAAAGTTTATAGCCTCCTTTGACGGACAAGAGTATGTGGGTTGCAGCCGTATGGAAGATGGCAGTCTGCTTGTCGCTTTTGACAACCCCGGTTTCTCTCCCGGCATGTTAAAGGTCAAACGGGAATACTTCATCTCTGATTCTGACTTTAGAGATGGAATCTGCAACATTGTATCTATTGAAGATACAGGGATTGTGCTGACTACTGGAAAGACCGATGAAAGCACAGCGGAAATAACATCTTATCCTGATTATGTCGTCTACAATGCGGTGCAGAGCGTATCTCTGTCAGATAAGGAGTATGATGATGTGCTGAGTGATTTTAATAGTTAATAAATAATTACATAAAATAACAACAGCCCAAGTTCCGGCGGAACTTAGGCTAAAAATAAGATACATTATGGCAAAAATGCATAAACTGACCAAGGGCGGACAAACCATTTACCCAGCTACTATTTATGATGCGGTGGTTAACCCGATCAGCCGCAAAAGTCTGGCTACAGAAATATCCGAAATAGACGCTAGAATATCAGGGAAAAAAGAATACTCTGTCGGAAAAAACATTATAAATCCATTGAATCTGACAGATGGATATTATCTAGGACAAAACGGAAGCTTAAAACAAAATGCGTCATATTGTGTTACAACTTACATTCGCGTAAAAAATAGTACACAATATCATATCAGTAATACAGGTGTTGGCGGAGCATATCACGTGATTTTTGATGATAAATTAAAAGCATTGACATCAATTAAAGACGAGACTGTTACCACCCCTGAAAATGCAGCTTATATAAGGCTGTCAATATCTAAATCTCAGTTGGGTGCAGCGCAGATGGAGCTTGGAGATGTGGCAACATCCTATGAGCCATTTACCGACAACTACGATAACGAGCAGAAGTTTGTGAAACTTGAAACACAAATGATGACTGATAAAACGGAGCTTAAAACACAAATGGCAAGCGACAGAACAGAACTTGAAATGCAAATTGCGGATAAGAAAAGTGTTTCGCTGGGTAAGAACTTGTTTAACAAATTAACCGTAAAAAATGGGTATTATATTGATGCCTCAGGTAATTTAAAAACGAATTCGACCCTGTCTTTATCTTACTATATAAAAGTTAACCCAAATACATCATATTATATCCAAAACACGAATACGGGTGGTGCATCGAATGTCTGGTTTGATAAAGAATTCAATGCCATTAAAGAAGCTGCAAAATCAGGCGTGACTACTTCACCGTCAAACGCTGCCTATATCAGATTAAGCATATCAACTGCTGTCATTGATGATGCAATGTTTTTTGAGGGCAGCACTACAACGTCTTATGAGCCATATACAGAAAATTATGATAATGAGCAAAGGTTTGCGGCGCAAGAAAAGGAGATAAATAATACTAATACGGCATTAGATGAATTACAGAGTCAAATGCCCAAAGTGGTGGTTGGAAAAAATTTATTTGATCCCGATAAGGCAAATAATGGTTTTTTGCGTCAGAATGGTACTGTTGCTAATAGCACCACTTATGTAACATCCGATTATATAGCCGTAGAGGGGAAGAGGACGATAACAGCACATCCCCTTGCATTGGGACCTATTTACTTCAGCCAATACGATTCGAATAAGGAATTCATAACTTCCATTCAAAATGCACAGACCTTAACCGTTACATTGGAAAGTAATACGGCCTATGTCAGAGCGACATTCTTAGCTTCAAATTACAAGACAGAGGGACAGATTGAGTACGGTTTAACTTCAACTGAATATGAGCCGTTTCACTATGTGATCAGCGAGGAAAGTTTACCCGGAGGCATAGGCGGCGGAACGACACGGGACGAAGTTAAGCAGATTATCAATGAAGAAGTTTTCCCGGCAAAATTAGTATTGCCGTCCAGTTTGTATTTCAAAGCCAATCGGCAAAATAATCTCTATTATAAGCAGGCTATAAAAAGTGCGTGCCATGATAGCTTTGATTTCTCGGTGTCAAATGCCACGTTAAAGGTTTTCGACAGGCAATTGTCAGGAACCCCCGCAAATGCATCTGTTTATAATAATAAGCTTACGCTTCGAAAATTTGGAAAATTGCTGCAAGAGCTGCAAGTCAAATTTAATATACTTGCCAATCCTTCATTCCATAAGACAGTTAAGATATTGGATAGTGGGGATAGTATATCTGATTTGGGTGGCTGGCAAGTTGAATTGAAGAACTTGCTCAAAGAAGATAATGTTACGGTTGAATATATCGGAACCATGATTAACCGCGTTAAAACTACCGGATCTAATTATACCGAAGATATTTGGGGGGAGGTACAGAGTGGCGGGAACATGTCCTTTATCACGGAACCCAAAGGGGCAGCAAAGATATTGACTGTTTCGGGAATAACAGAATTGCCTGTTACAGGCTATCCCGGTACATCTTACTTGGATCAGAATAATATATCTTGGGTGGTGAGAGGATTTAGACTGACAGTAGGGGATGATGGTAGATATAGCGGAAAACTCAAATTGGGTAAATTCAGCTCAGACCCTAATTATGGTGATGGTACGGAAGATGATACGTCAGGAACAGGGAATTTCCCGTCAAGCGGTACAATCACAAAAACACAATCCGCTAATGGTAACACTTTGGCCGGCGATGCTACGATTACATACACATCTGCGGATGATGCGAGGTATAATCCGTTCTGGAATCCGTCAACTGATGAGCTGGATTTCAAATACTACTTCGATTATTGGGGATTTGATATTCCTGACATCTTCATACTCCAGTGGGGATACAACGAGGTAAAGTCTTATGAGGGCGTAAATTCAGAAAGTGTACAGACAGCCAAATTACGTGCGAAACGAATAATTGATAAATTTCACAGTCAGTATCCGAATACTAAAGTCGTTTTCGGATTAGAGATTTATGGTGCTGAACTTATGACTTTTTCGGGCGGTAGTAATAACAACAACAGCCCTAAGAAATATAGTGTATTGTCATTTGCCGAAGAGATCATATCACTGTTTGAAGGAAACGATGATACGGGCAATCCTTATAGAAACTATGTTACTCTTGTTCCTGTTTATGCACTGATGGATAACATATATGGATATGGTTCGCTTTCTGAGAAATCACTTTGTGACTTATACAGCTCAACTACGACAGTCCTGCAAAATGGAAGAGACGGAATTCATCCGAGTTATGATAGTGGGGGATTACGCGAAATAGGAAGAGCGTATGAACCGGTTGTATTAGCTATTATAAACCTGTAGAGTAACCCGGAAAATTACTAGTAACACTTAAAACATATGTTTATGATACGAGACCTAATCATCAGAATAATAAACCATCTGTCCGTAGAAGTACATCCGGATGCAGAATGGTTCTAGGGGTAAAGGGCTGATCTTGGTGTAGGTCAGCCCTTATGTATTATCGTTAGCGTTATTGTCGGCGGCCTTTTGTATTTAAATGTTAAATATTACACAATACAAGAAAATATATTGTGATTTGTTTTGCTATTATATCACAATGTGGTATATTTGCATTGTGATAATAAAACAACAGGTAATAATAGAACCGGCGGCAACGGATAAGCGGCGTAAGACTATGAAGACAAAAATTCAATTTACAGATTCATACAGTGGTAGAGCAATTAATATAGTTATCAATCTCACAGACGGTGAAAAGGAATACTACTTAAGAGAAGATGACAAAAATGTCATTTATAACAAAATGTCTTCTTATCAGAGAGCAAAAATAGAATCATTCTTTGGGAAGATGAATGCATACTATACCAAAATTGAGATTTTATAAATAAAAAGTTAGGGCGACGAATTTCTTCGCTGCCCTAAATATTAAAATGTGGTTTAAACCACAATGACATTTTTAATGTCGTTTCAATCCACGCACCGAAGTGCGACTAACATCGTTGATGTTCGATACAAAGGTGCAACTTTTTGAAATAACGAGCAACAAATTATAAATATTATAAAACATATTAATTATGGCAAGAAGACGATCTATTACCCTAGATCAAGAGTCTAGGGTATTGTCCCTATATAAGGACGGGATGGCTATCAAGGAAATAATGAAGGAAACAGATATAAAGTCTGAGCAAACGATATATAGGATATTGGACAGCAATGGTGTGCCCCGAAGACCGAAGGTTAATGGCGTGAAAAGGATACTTGTTATGATAGAGGAGGATGTGGCAGCTATCTTAGATAAGGAGCAATCGGTATCATTATATGTCAATGAGGCTATAAGATTCTATCACGGTAACCGGCATTAATTGTCAATTAATCCTTCATTATATAAACTACAAAGAATCGCTACAAAGATAGATATTAGTTATGATAACATCAACCATGACAGCAGAAGAATTGCTTGACGAAATAAGAGCTGATTATCCAAACGTGCTCACTATCTCCGATGGCAAGGACGATAAGGTCATCCGGATAATCAAAAAATCCGTTCTGTTTCCGGTGCGTATCCACTCTTTTGTCACCACTGTGCGAAAAAACAAGTGGCTGATATTATGGGAGGCTCACAGCAAAAAAGAGATAGGAGACGATTGCCGTATCTCCTTCGTCTGCTACCACGATACCGGGCATGGCAAGTATGCCTATATGCCTACCTTTGTCAAAGGTAAAATGGTTCTTCTTGTGTTTCCTCCGCACATCTTTTCCCGATTTGCCGAGCGGATGGAAATTAACTTTGCAGGCACAAAACTGATGAAACGGTACTTCGAGATGAATAATAGTTATTCGTTTAACTTCTCGACCGAAGAAGTAGATGGTGGCCACCGTGAAAATGTGTTCGCCACCTGCCGGGAAGGCATTGCGATGGGATTCAAGGCTGTAGGGTTGGATGTCTTTCTCTTAAAAACTTTCATAACTTACGATATGTGCAAAGGCGAACAGATAGGAAATTTTGCAAAAAGTGAGGAGTTTCGCAGACTAGTACATGAGGAAATGAGGATTTAAAAGTCACTTTCCTAGGAAGAAAAGTTTTTTATCTATTAAATTATCCGTCATTTGCTGGATTTGCTTAAAGTAAACAGCTAGAAATATATTATATGAAAAACACACCAACGGACCGGCAGATGATTAAAACTGTTGGTCCGTTGGTGTGTTGGTACCAATTTAAACGGCAAAGGTATTGAAGAAACTTACGCCTTCCTGTTTGGACTCTTCCATCACATGGGCATAAACCAATGTTTCTCTATAGTCTGTGTGTCCTAATATCTCTTTCAGCGTGGCCAGATCTTTCGTTTTTTGAAGGAATAAAGTGGCGAAGGTGTGTCGTCCTGCTTTGCACGATAGTTTCTTGTTTATACCAGCCTTTTGAGCTATGGTCTTTATGTATTCGTTAATCTTTTGATCCGCTATCATGTTTTCAAAAAGTAATCCTTTTTTCCGTCCTGCGGATGCATTGTCTATAATTGTTTTTAGCGGACTGGATAAAGGGATTAGAATAGGATCCGGTTTTGAATTTCTGTTTTTTACTCGGTAGTAGGTAAAGGAAGTTGGACTTATATATTCTATACGGAGTCTTTTAGCATCTGTTATATGCAGGCTGCTGAAACACATGAACAGAAAAAATTCCAATACTTTGTGATAGTTGTCTGAAAGTTCGTGGGACTTGTACATACCTGTCAGGATGTTGAGTTCTTCTTCTGTTAAAAAAGCAAATCCAGATGTGGTACGGCTTTTCACCTTTATGTTTTCAAAAGGGTTCTGCATCATGTATCCTTCTTTAATAGCAGCACGGCAATACTTCTTTATACAGGCCATGTTTTTGTTGATGGTGCTGTCTTTGTTACCGACTTTTCTTTTCAGATAAATTTTATAATTCTTTATCCACTCTTCTGTCAGCCCGTCAATGGAAAGGGTGGGGGCATATCTTTTCATTTTATTGATAGCGTCTATATGCACATCTAACGTTGTGGGTTCTATTTCTCCCCGATGCTTCTTTATATAGTAATCAAAGTATGCATAGAAGGTATCAAAGTCGTTTGGTCTTGCATATTCTCGCAAAAAAAGTTCTTTATTCAAAATCTTTTTCTCCAGTCTGTATCTCACCATGATGTCGTTGATGCGTGATCGTACCTTCTCAATACATAAATTGTAGTCTTTGTGATTTTTTTCATTTGTAAGTACCTTGCCTTGTTTCTTGTCCCAAGACTTTACAGGGACAGATAGATTACAAGGGATGACCACTTTGTCTTTCCCTAGGTAGAATGTTACATACACTGGTGCGTTTCCTTCTTTTGAAACATGACTCACGTTCTGAAAGTTTCTGATAACAGCCATAATTCTTTGTTCTAAATTTGTTCTACAATTTGCCGTAAAGTACTGATTTGGAAGACTTAAACACACCGTCCTTTACATAATTCTCTATTTTGTTCGAGCAAAGCTGTTAAAAAAACAAAAGCGGATAAACTTTTTATGGTTTATCCGCTTCAGAAGTCTTCTGAGGCATATTCTTCCTCTCTGCACCATCCTCACTTTTTCTATTTTTGTTCTGCCTTTTTCTTAGGCTAACCCTTTATCTAGGGTACTGTGAAGACGATTTAACTGTTGTTTGGAGGTTCCTGGCGGATTTTGTTAAAGCTTGAGCCTCAATTTATATAACATTGCTTTGTTCTACTTTTGTTCGATTGAGATACTTTATTGGCTTTCTATTTAACCAAATTGTCATCCTCTTTTTGAGAAAGAAGAATCTGAATAGTTCTTTCTTTCTCTTCTAAAATTTTTTTTAGATATATATTTTCCTGGTATAAACTCATGGTTTCATTTTCATCTTGCACAGTTTCTTCCTTTTGGGGAGTATCCCACTTTACATCCCTATCAAAAAAGTAATCAATCGGAAGTTGAAAAAAGTCAGCTATTTTTTCTAGATTGCCCGCTCGGACATTGCTTCCTTTAATTATACTATCTAATCCTACAGGAGTTATATCAAGGTAATCATATAAATCCTTTTTCTTTTTTCTCCTTTCAATTAGTAAATCAGTGATTCTTTGACCTTTAAACATATTGTTATTTATATTGATTCTAAATATATAATATACACATTAAATAATTTAATATATTCTTTGTATTATGCAATAAATACCTTAAGTTTGCGATATAAATTTAAAACTAAAAATTAGATTGACAATGGAAAAAGAAGGAAAAATAAAAAAAATGGGGCCTAGGGACCAATTTGGTTTATTATCCAAGGATGACAAAGTTAAGTTTCGCGATGAATATCTTCTGATGACAGGTATGCCTTATCCAACCTTTTATCAGAAATTGCAAAATGATGGTTTTCGCCCATTAGAATTGCGGGCTTTTAATGACATGATTCAATGTTACATTTCAAATCATAATAACTAAAGCATTACAGATAATATCCCAAATCCCTTCTGTCAAACATAGAAGGGATTATATAAATCATTTCCGGCAGTCGAAGCCCTTGGAAGGAATTTTCTTTACGGACTTTATGCAGGATATTGTTGAAAGGAGATTACGGCGAAAGTCGGAGCACTATCCAGCTGTTTATGATGCGATAATAGGTCATATCAACAGATTTTCTCAATTATATGATTGTGACATATACACTAATTCTGTCACAGAAGAGTTCCTTGACGATTTTATCATTTATCTCCAAAATGAGGGTCTAAGACATAATACTATTGTAGGGTATGTACAAAAAATACAATCTATGGTTCGTAAAGCCTCACAATATAATTATGCAGTGGATACCACATACGATGAAATAAATATGCATGAAGAGGAATCACATGCTGTTTTTTTAAGTATGAATGAGATTGCTCGTATATACTATTATAAATTTATCCATCAGGATAAACGTAGGGCGCGTGAACGTATCAGAGATTTGTTTGTAGTGGGATGTCTTACAGCTCTTCGTTATTCTGATTATTCAACTCTGACAAAGGATAATTTTCAGGATGGCTTCATAATAAAGCGCACAAAGAAAACTAATGTGACGGTCAGGGTTCCAATGCATGATTATGTTCGTGAGATTATAGCTAAATATGATGGGGATATTCCTAGTGGACTTTGTATACAGTATTTTAATAAATATTTAAAGGTAATAATGAAGGAGATAGGGCTAACAGATAAGATTACGTATTCCTATACTGTAGGGGGATTTTTAAAAACCGTAACAAAGGAAAAGTGGGAATTGATAAGCAGTCATACGGCAAGAAGGAGTGCAGCTACAAATTTATATATGACAGGGAGAATGAAAACATTGGAGATTATGAAACTTACTGGTCATCGTAGTGAGCAAAACTTTTTTCGGTATATCCGGCTCACTCAGGATGATACAGCAAGGTCGATCAGCGGAGATAATTTTTGGAAAAAATAAGTTTTAAAGATAGAAGAGTACAGTTTAGGTAAGCCGCCTTAATCTGCGAAGACGGAAACGGCGAATTGGGGTAATTGGTCTAATGGTAAGATGGACGATTATGTTTGTAGGATAAAGGTTCGAATCCTTTATTACCCACTATTAGTATAGAATAATCAAAATTCGAACAGATATGAGTGAATTATATATACCGCCTGAGCGGCCTGAGAGGAATCTTGTTAATGGCCAGTTTTTAAAAGGTTGTACTCCACATAATAAAGGGAAGAGAATGACCTATCATTCAAAGTGGACGAAGCGTAGAAGTTTACAAGGTTTGGTAAAAGGTCGTGGAGCGCATCATAAAACTGGTGCAGGTATGAATAAGAAATCTGTTGTCGTTATTAAAGACAGGAAGTTGATAGGTGTATATGCTTCTGTCAATGAGGCTGGTGCAAAATTATGTATTACTCCATCTCACATAAGTGATGTTTGTTTAAAAAAGAAAGGTCATAAAACGGTGAGAGGCTATAGAGTGTATTTTGAGAACGATAATGCATGGTTAACAGAAATTGATTATTAATATGACAAAAGAAGAAGCATTTAAAATATTTCATATAGAAGATTTAAGAGATCTTCCTGATGCAGTAATGCGTATTCTTGACGGTTCTGTAGAATTACGCAATAAAATCTATAACGAATTGATCCGTATGAATGATTACGATATGTCTTATGATTGGTTTCAGGCTTTGTATGAGAATGAATTGTCAGAGCGGAAGCAGAAGAAACAGGATTTCACACCAAACTCCCTTGGAATCCTTTGTTCTAAATTAACCAGCCAGGCTGGTTCGATACATGAGCCTACAGCCGGAAATGGTTCTATGATAATCGCTGATTGGTGGCAGCGGTGCCACAACAAGATTCCTTGGGAGCACTTTCCATCGCAGAATATGGTGACATGTTGGGAGTTGTCTGCACGATCAATACCTATTTTGCTCCTTAATTTATCAATTCGCGGGATTATGGGGTACGTTTATCATGGCGACGTTTTGGGAAAATCCATAAAAATGAAGTATATTCTTCTAAACCGTAAAGATGATACTTTAGGGTTTAGTGATATTATAAAGGATCCTGAACATAAACTTATCATAAAAAGCAATATACAATGACGATTCAAGAGATATACAATAAATGGCTTCCTGTTAAGCGCAAGTTAGTAAAGGAAAGTACATGCTCCACTTATGTCTATCAGTTCACACAAAAAATACTTCCGATATATGGAGATAAAGACCCGGAATATGTTACTAATGACGAAATGCAGAGATTTATGCTGTCTTTGATTGAAGAAGGGTTATCTGTGAAAACAGCTAAAGACATATTCATCTCTTTTAAGATGCTATTGTATTATGCAATGGAACGATTTGGTGTAAGATATATTAAATATCGTGTTCAGTTTCCTACTGCCAATATGGAAGCAACTAAAGATCTTGAAGTATATACAGAATTTGAACAAAAAAAAATAATCTCGTACATAGTGGATTATCCGAAACCTAAGCGCTTGGGCATTCTAATAGGCTTGTGTACAGGTATGAGAATTGGTGAAATTTGCGGACTGAGGTGGGAGAATATAGATGTTGATAACAAATGTATCCATGTAACTCATACTATTGAACGAATTATGGATATTGACACCCGAAAAACCAAGGTTATAGAATCTACTCCCAAGACTATAGAAAGTCGCCGTGATATTCCGATAGGCCGTGATTTACTCGGTATCTTGAAAAAATTCAAGGCTTGCTATAATGATAGTTTTTATGTCACTACTGGAGATGAGAAGTTTTGTGAGCCAAGGGTTTACCGAAACTATTACAGGCATCTCGTTTTGAATGAAGTTGGATTGGACAGGTGTATTAAGTTCCACGGTCTAAGGCATTCATTCGCCACACGCATGATTGCATCTAAAGCCGATATGAAGACAACGAGTCGTATCTTAGGACATTCAGATGTATCTACGACTATGAATCTATATGTTCATCCATCAATGGATGATAAACTGGATGCGATAAACAAGTCCATGAAAAACTTATTCAAATAACTCAAAACTAATTAGAAATGAGTGAAACAAAAATAATATTAGATGCCTGTTGTGGCAGTAGGATGTTTTGGTTTGACAAAGAAAACCCTTTGGCTTTGTTTGCTGACATTAGGGACGAAGAATACATTCTTTGTGATGGGCGAAATCTGAAAGTCCACCCAGACATCGTATCGGACTTTACCGATATGCCGTTTTTGGATAAATCCTTTAAACTGGTAGTGTTTGATCCACCCCATTTGCTAAAGGTTGGCAAAAATAGTTGGTTAGCCAAGAAGTATGGTAAACTTCCTGAAGATTGGCCAAGGGTGATAAAAAAGGGAATTGATGAATGCTTTCGTGTTCTGGATGACTACGGAGTTCTGATTTTCAAATGGAATGAGGATCAGATAACAGTTAGGGAAGTATTGAGTGCCATCAATCGGCAACCACTCTTCGGCCATACTACTGGAAGACATGGAAAGACTATGTGGATGTGTTTTATGAAACTGCCAATTAACTAATAACCGGAACAGATATGAGCAAATATACAGCAAGGCAAATAGCTGAATCTGACGAACTATTTGAAAAGCAAATACATAAAGTCAGAAAATTTTATTTGAGCCGTAATCCCGATAAAATGATGATGCTTGAAGAAAGAAAAGTAGTCGTCAAAGAACGGAATAAAGGTCTTTCCCCGGAATATGATAAGGAGTATTATTGTGGAACTTGTGGAGCTAAAGACGGTGCGGAACATCCTAAAAGTGGATATTGCTTTCACTGTGATACTGATAACTGGATTTCAAAGAATAACTAATAACTGATATAGAAATGAGTGAATTATATATACCGCCTGAGCGCCCAGAGAGAAATTTGGTAAACGGCAGGTTCTTGAAGGGCCACACTCCTCATAACAAAGGGAAAAAGTGGGCTGATTACATGGATATGCGTAAAGCTAAAAGGATAAAACGAATAGGAGTGAAAAATCTTGTGCGAAACTATCGAATATCCGGATGGAATGCAAAGCCTGTTGTTGCAATAAAAGATGATGAACTCGTTGGTATTTATCCTTCTGCAAGCGAGGCTGGCAGAAAAGCAGGAATATGCGGACGAAATATAATTAGTTGTTGTTCCGGTAAGCGTAAACATGCCGGTGGATATCAATGGTTTTGGGAGAATGATAATACTTGGTGTAATTTAATTAATCATGAAAAATATAAGTCATTTTAAAATAGGCGAGTGGGCAAAATTCCGTAACGAATTTCAACGGCTATTACCTAATGTCCCGATAATTGACTTACATGATGCACTGTTATCAGCTATTGAGAATAGATTGGTTATTGATATAATTGCGCTAGACAAAAGATTGCGGAATATGTATCCTGAAGAATGGGAGTTCATGTCTATGAAGGAAATAATTATTAAACATTATGGTTTGAAAGCCATGCAATTAATAGAATCAGTATTATGATATACGGATATTTAAGAGTTAGTACAGATGATCAGGACTCTGCTAATCAGAAGTTAGGAGTCTGTAAAAAAGCGGAATCCTTGGGATTATCGGTTGATGATTGGATTATTGATGATGGCATATCTGGGACGAAGGAGCCTGAAAAACGGTTATTGGGCAAGCTTATGAAGAAATTGCAAAAGGGTGATGTTATAATCACATCCGAGCTTTCCCGTCTTGGTAGAAAATTATTCATGATTATGCGAATATTGGAGTTCTGTATGCTTCATGAGGTTAAGGTCTATACGGTAAAAGATGGATACGAACTTGGAGACAACATACAGAGTAAGGTTCTTGCTTTTGCTTTCGGAATTGCTGCTGAAATAGAACGTGACATGATTAGCCAGCGGACTAAAGAAGCATTAGCCAGAAAGAGAATGGAGGGTGTTGTTCTTGGTCGTCCAAAAGGAAGCAAAAATAAAAAATATAAACTTAGCGGAAAAGAATCAATAATCAATAACATGCTAAAAGAAGGTATGTGCAAAACAGACATTGCAAAACAACTTGGCATTAGTAGAAATTTACTATATTCATATTTAATTAGAAAGGAATGAATTATGAATAAAAGAACAATTCAAATAGATGTTATCGGTCCGATAGAAGAAACTGAATTAATGAAATGTAAATTGTATGTTGATGGTCGTGTGTGTGTAATCGGAATGTCACGATATGACTATGAAGAGTTAATGCGAGAAAAAGTGTTTATCCGGGATGGTAAGAGCGTTGATTCTGCTGGTGTGATAAACACGACTAACACTTTCATCGAAAAAGATTAATATTTAAAAGGAACAGGTATGAATATAGATACTGAATTTAACGTAGGAGATAGCGTATGCTATCTGAGCGGGGATAACATTATCCATACAAGTATAAGCAAAATAACTATTGAAATATCCTATGAGGATGATAGCTTTTTGATGGTTTACAAACTATCTGACGGTGTAAGTGTGCCCAGAAACAATTATCCACAATGGGGAAAAAGACTTTTTAGAGATAAGGATAGTTTAATGAGATATTTATCAGAATCGTAACGGAACAATAAGGAACAAAACATTAATATGTTGAAACTAAATGACATAGAATTTTACAACACTCCTTCTGGAGGTGTTATGGTATCTGTTGAAGGGCAGGAGGCTTTTATTTTATTGCCTACCCACTATGACTTGATATCCATTTTGCATGATTATATTATGCAAAACTATCATGGAGCCTATCTGGCATTATCTTCCCTATATAAAGGGAGTGCTCAGAATCCTTCTTACTATCGTTATCGGATTGTGAGTCGTTTTGCCCGATGTAATTTTGGAGAATACGAAACCAATGTGGTTGATATAAGTAAACACACGTTCCATTTTGAGCAGGTTCATTGCCCGTTACGTGGCGCTGGTGATTGTCAATTGGAAAATGTTGTCTGTAATCCTCAGTATACTTTGCCTTTGACAAAACAGCAGATTAATATCTTCCGTATGTATGCGGATGGACTTAATACCGAACAGATTGCCAAAAAGCTTTCTCTTTCGACTAATACGATTGACCGTCACCGTTCTGATATACAATCTAAGCTTGATCTTCATTCCATTACGGAGATGATACTATTCTGGATTAACAATAATTTAAAATAACAACTATGTATTATTCAAACACTTTTGAAGCTGCAATGATTATATGTGGCTATCACCTTTATCGCCTTTTTTACACAGACCGTGCGCGTTATATACGTAAGGCTGAAGGATTTATTCGTATCCGTAGCAAACGTGTGATTGATGGTAAGATCAAGCGTGTCAAACGTCAGATCCGTGTGCGTTGGGATGCTGCCGGTATCTGTTTTCGTGCCAGTGATAACCAGCGTCTTCCGCAGTATGACCTGCCTCTCAAGTCTGTTCAGAATAAAGGATACGATATAAAATCAGGTCAGTTATGTATGTAGATGTAGATCATTCAGGGCTTTTTTCCATAATGGAACTTACCCCTAACGAATTGTACGTTATCAGCGAGGCAATTGTGTGTTATTCTCGGATACAGGATATATCTGCTGATAGTCAGGAAATATCCCGTAGGATAGCAACAGCAATCAGCCGGGAATATGATACAGGCAAGACAACACGTCCTGTTGAAAAAAACAGTAAATAAATCATCAAAGTATTATGATTTTATCCGATAAATCTCAAGGGGTGGACTTCTCTTCGTTTCGTCTGCCGGATAATTATGGAGAATGGATACTTGATACCATCCATGCCATGGGGTTGAAAGAATATACCGAATACGAAGGTAAGGTGTTTTCCGCACTTGACGGTTTACGTGAAGGAAGATGCTTTGATGTCACCCTAGTCCAGGAAGATATGCGTGAAATATTCATCAGAATATGTTGCTTGTATATCCATGATCATCCGCAGGTAGTTTTTAATGATACATATACCCGAATTTATAAACAAGAAAAATATGAACCAGGGAAGTTGGACCAACGCAGAAAAAAGATTTGTCCGCGATAACGCTGGAAAGCTGACAGTAGAGGAAATGGCCTGTCGCATAGGCCGTACTTCTAGCGCAGTCAAAATGTTTCTGATCAGAAACCGGATAGCGGTAGGAACTCAGATTAAGCGGAACATCTTACAGGAAATTTTGAAAATCAAGTTCGTGCACCCGGAGTACTTTAAGCCTACCCGTGCCTTTTATAAGGCGGTAGGTATGTCGCAAATACACTTTTGGGATTTATATTATGGCCGTGTACAAATTACAGAGCCGGAATATGTAGCAATAACCACGCACCTAGAAATTACCCTACAGGAAGCATTCGAGGCGCGGCAATTAAACCTCTTTGAAGGAGAAATAACAGATGAGCAAAATAAGTCAGAATAGCATAGATAAAGTCAAAGCAGCAGTTGATATCGTAGATGTGATATCCTCATTTGTCAGACTGGAGAAAAAAGGACCGGGGTATGTCGGAGTATGTCCGTTTCATAACGATCGTCATCCGTCCATGCGCGTTACTCCATCCCGTCAGATATACAAATGTTTTGTATGCGGAGCAGGAGGGGATGTGTTTGATTTCTTGATAAGACATGAAAATATGTCATTTACAGAAGCTGTATTATGGTGCGCCCGGCGTGCGGGTATACAGGTAGAAGAAACCGAAGTGACCAAAGAGGAGTTGGAAGTACGGAAACATCGTGAAACATTATATATAACAATGGATGCCGCCACCAATTTTTTTCAGTCCCAGCTTCCTTCGGCCGGAGCCTATTTGAAAGAGCGCGGCTACTCTTTGGATAATGGAATTTTGAAAACGTTCCGTATCGGATACGCGCCACAGGGTAACAAGGCTTATTCCCATCTCACTTCATTCGGATATATGACACAAAATCTTGTTGAGGTTAATGTAGTGGCTAAAGGGGATTATGATTATTACGATGTATTCCGTGACCGTATAGTTTTTCCATTTCTAGACATGCAGGGTAGACCGGTGGCATATAGTGGCCGCATAGTAACTCCCAACAAGAAAGTAGGGAAATATGTCAATACTACCGACACACCGCTATTTAATAAAGGGAAACACCTTTTCGGACTGTATCAGGCTTATCGTTTCATCAGCCAGGTGGGCTATGTGTATCTGGTGGAAGGGCAGTTCGATGTCATGAGCCTGTACGCAGCAGGTGTGAAAAACGTTGTTGCCGGTTCGGGAACGGCTCTGACAGATGATCAGGTGAAATTGATTTCCCGTTATAGCAACAAAGTCGTACTGGTATACGATGATGATGAAGCGGGTATCAAGGCATCCATGAAAAATTGTGAGACAATGCTTCGTGCAGGGCTTAACATTAATTGTGTACGTCTTCCTCAGGGTAAAGATCCGGACGATCTGGCCAGGGAGAAAAAAGAGCAGACTTTGGCATGGCTGAATAATAATACGGCCAGCTTTGTAACTTATTTCTGTAACATATTTCTTCCGGAGAAAATAGAGGACCCAGTAGAGAAAGAAGAAAGATTGGCATCTGTCTGTCGGTTAGTGGCATGTGTGGAATCAGAAACTCTCCGTCTGGATTATACCAGGAACCTGGCACGTCGGTTCTCACAAGAACCGGATGTAGTAGACCGTAAGATTCGTCAGATGCGTTCCAATATGCCGGAAACTCCAACAGTTGAGACACTAAAACCGGGTGTATATGGTCTTGATGTACTCCCGGCTTTAGTGACGGAGCGTACCAGCATTCATGTATCAGCATCTTTTGATGAATTCTTGGAAAATTATGAGACGGTGCCTCAGATATACTTTCATGAAAGTCTGTCTATGGAAGATATTCAGAAGGTACGCCGTGATTGCCAGTTACTGGATGTGTCCGCTGATGCTCTTGTAATTTCTGCTACAGGGGAGGAGAGTACCACTATGGTAGCTTTGGCCGACTGCTACAGAAACGGAGTCACCAACATTTCTGTACTTGTTCCGGGAAGCGATATCGCGTCTATCAACAAGAAAAAACAGTCAGACGATTATATTGAGGAGGAACAGCCGGATGAGGAATGGATATTCATCAATGCCTATGTCTTTAAGTATAACCAGTTCCTTAATCGCTATAAGCCGGTAGACCGTACACCTTACCTTCAGCGTTGTGCCGATTTGATAGCCTGCACAGAAGAATCCGTTCGTATTGTCAACTTCAGTAAGTTTACAACATGGATGGAGCTAACCAAGACTGATCTAAATACATTACTGAAACCGTACTTGGCAAAGCGAAAATCAAGGGTTGCTATCAACGCACAGCGTGATGATCAGGAAGAAGGGTTCTATGATCCCGATATCATTCCTGATTATGTCGAATCGAATCCCGTATATCAAAAGATGCTGGATGATTACCAGTTCTATCCCCGTCTGAACCGTAACGGGGAACCTGTGGCTTATATCTTTACGAATAATAAGCAGGGAGGTACTTTGGTGGGAGATTTTTTTATGGAACCGCTAATTCATATTGTCAGTGACAAGGATGAGGACAATAAACGTATAGTGCGTATCAATCGCCGATATTATAAGAAACCTATTTATCTAGAAGCACCTTCCAAATGTTTTCTTAAAAAATCAACCATTGAGGAAAGACTGATCATGCTGGAAGCTGTCAACTTCAGTAATGGAGAAGAAAAGCATTGGACAAAGATCCGCGAATGGATGTCCCGTAATTTTGTGTCCTGTAAAGAAGTCCGTACTTATGGGAACCAGCAGCCCGACGGATTCAGCCGGGACCAGTCCACTATGTTCTTTGCGTTTGCCAATGGTATATACCATGAGCAGGACGGACAGTATCGTTTTGATCCTGTCAACGAACTGGGTGTGGCAACTCATAACAATGAAAACTGGTATCTGCCGGCTTTCTCCCAATTATATATGAATTCGGACATGAAAGAGAAATATGAAGTAATCAGTAACCTGCTTTATAAGGATATACCTGTTGAGAAACAGTGCACGTTTCAACGATGGGCGGATCTGATGAACCGGGTGTATCAGCTTAATGATAATGGGAAATGGGCTATCATGTTTGCTTTGATGTGCCCGTTCCGAAGTAATATCCATTGCATAGACCGTTTGTTTACAGCTCCATTTTTCATGGGGCCTATGTCTTCCGGAAAGACACAGATTGCAGTCAGCATCCGGTCGCTGTTTATGAATCCGAAAGTTCCATTGACCAATCTTCCTTCTACTACTTACGCAGGTCTGTCTTCCATGCTGGCCATGTTTCGTGACGTTCCTGTTGTTTTAGACGAGTATAACAACAAGGAAATAGAGGATAAGGTGTTTCAGTTTTTGAAAACCGCCGTATATGACGGTGATGGAAGACAGAAGCGGAAAGGAACTACGGGAAAGGAAATAGAGGTTGAGAAGATATATGCTCCCATTATTATTTGCGGCCAGGAAACACCGCAGCGGGATGATAATTCGTTGATGTCCCGTATCATTGTGTGCGAGGTGCCAAAACCTGCCAAGGAACGTACTCAGGAAGAGGTGAACTTGTTCAATGAATTGAAAGATATAGAGGAACGTGGTTTGTGCAATGTGCTGCTGGAGATACTGAAGCTTCGTCCTTTGGTAATGGACAATATCCGCAGGCTTAAAACTGAATGTTACAAGGAGCTGAAATCGCAGATGCTGGCTCATGGTGAGATAGACCGTCTGATGAAGACAGCCTCTCTGTTTCTTGCCATGTGCCGTCTGGTGGAAGAATATACGGATCTGAAACTGCCTTTTACATACAAGGAGTTTTTCAAAATAGCTTGCGATAAAATTCAGTTCCAGGTGGATCTGATTTCACGTACAGACAAGCTGGCTACATTCTTCAAGGCCATGGATGTTATGATAGATACCAAGGCATTGATTCTGGGTCGTGACTTTGACTTCGATTATCCTCAGAAGCTTACTCTGATCGGACCGGGAAAATCACATATTTCTTATCCTGTGCCTGACGGAACATGTGTCATGTATATCCGGCTATCTGTGATTTATGCCCAGTATGACCGCAGTTCCTTTAATCGGGAACAGTCTAGTCAGTCTACCATTGAGCAGAATCTTCGTTCCAATGCCTGTTATATAGGTCCTGTAGCAGCTCATCGTTTCAATTGGAAGGAAACGGAAGAAGTACCCCGTGGAGAGTTGGAAAATGAAGGCAAGGATATTCCGGAAGAATATATAGCCCAAGGCAGCGATACCATGATGGTGCGCCGTGTCAAATCTCTGAATAAGAATACAAGCTGTATCGCATTGAATTACGACATATTGGCCTCTATGTATGGCCTTGATTTGAAACGCAACGAAACACCAAGAGAAAAAAATATGCAGGATCCCGAAGTGGAACGCCTGCCATTTTAATAACCAATAAAAAATAAAATTATGACTACAAGTATTATTGCAAGAGTAAACAACGTGGATATTATGTCCATAAGTGATGAACGATTGGTTCCAATAAAACCTATTTGCGAAGCATTGGGTATAGATTCTGAGGCGCAAAGACAGAAGATTCAATCTCATTATTTACTTGCTCCAACTGCCTTGCTCTGCAAGGCGGTTGGAGCTGATGGAAAACAGCGAGAAATGTTCTGTTTGCCTATGGAATATATTTTCGGATGGCTTATTAACTATTAATCCCGCTAATGTAGTAATATAGATATGGATTTTGCAAGATATGATACAATTTTGGTTTATATAAGATATCACACATTGAAGGATCAGGACTTCAATACGAATTGGTTAGTTGATTTGAACTCGAATGAGCTGGAAGAGATTATATATACTCTTAAAGCATCAGGCTATATTACAGTGAAAAAATTAAGCGACAACTCTTTTCGTTGTCGCTTAACACCTGAAGGAATGAAGTTTTGCCAAAATGGAGGTTTTTCTAAAGTAGAAAAAGAAAAGAAAAAACTCCTTATTAGGCGCATTGTATGGTTAATTACAGCATTAGCTTCATTAGCAACAATCGCTTCATTTATCAGCCAATTGCTTTAATTATTAATATTGTCATATAGACTACTAATAGTAAGGCTGATATGGCCAGTAATCGTAAGGTGATATCTTCTATATCCCATTTACGTTTGTTTTTTCTCAGATGATAGATAGGATTTTCCATAATTCATTGATTTACATACAAAAATACCAATAAAATATTGCATTTCACAATCTATAATTTGAAATTTTCCCAAAAACACTTGCATAGACTGATTTTAATATTTAGATTTGCAGTGCCAAATATCATCAATGTTAGTCATTGTCGCTGTGGCAGCGGTTAATTGCTCACAAATCGTTGGGCTTTTTTTATGCCTATATATAACCATTTTCGTGAGTTTACGAAAATGATAAAGATACTGTAGAAGTGCAACTTTTGTTTGCAAAAGTTACGGCTGTCTTTCCCGATTACTTTTCTGCTCCGGCAGTGACTGTGATGGTGTTTGGCGACACGGGAAATGGCAGCCGTTCTTTTTCTGCCTAAAACGCCAAATACCATCACAAATGATGAGAAACGAACTTGTACTATCCGCAAAGTCTGCGGAACATTCAGCCTTTACTCTATGGCTGAATTCTGAAAAAAAATCGTCTAAAGTTTGTGGATTAAAAAATAATCCCCATCTTTGCAGTGCACTACATTTGAGAAAGGCGAGAAGGCTCGCCAATAATTTTGCTGCGGGCATTTTTTGTGTCCATGGCTTATCATATAGTTCCGTCCCGTGTGGAGCGTTAATGCGCCCACTGCCTTTCTCAAGGTGTAGTGCAACGGGGAGCGGAACTTTTTCTTTTCCCTATATAAATATATTGTTTCATTTTAAAGCACTACAAAAATGAGAAACGAACTTGTACTATCCGCAAAGTCTGCGGAACATTCAGCCTTTACTGTATGGCTGAATTCTGAGAACGAACTGTTCTCAATGGTCATGGAATCTTCCATAAACAATCTTCAAATGTTATTGATGGGCCACGCCTGTCTTTCATTCTCCGCGCTGATATGTGCCTCATGTGTGTCCGTGGTTCCTGCATTGCTCTGCCTTCCATGGTTTGCCACTTCGTTGTATTTATGCAGGAAAGGAGGTCTGCGATGAAGACTGACATATTAAAACTGGCTGAAGAAACATCCGGTATGCATGAAGATAATTTTTTCACGATTGAAGGTATTAAGCTGACCGATGAAGCGGTGGATCTCCTCTATGATTTGCAGGACGATGAGAACAGCAACATAGAAAGCCTTCTCAATGGTATATATGAAGTGGAGGAGATAGTTCTCAATCCTGAAGCTGGCGCTTCCTATGGTGAACGTCTGGTCATGATGCAGACTCTCCGAGATATCCGCCATTTGCTGGATCTGCTTAAAGTCCGTTCCGCACCCGGTCATTGATTGCATTCGCATGGCTTCAGACATGCGGCAGATCATTTATCTTAATACAATAGGGAATATGGTAAAAAATAATAACACCGTATTCCCTGTTCTTTTATAATAAAAATCCCCCGGACCCCCTTATTTTAAAGAAAACATAAACACACGCATTTTTGCACGTAGAATTTTGCAAAAAACACGACCAACAGACCAACAGACCAACATTTCAAAAATATAAAAATAGCCTTTAAAATGTAACTATCTCATTTATAATATAATATATATAATTTATAAAGTAATAATATATATATAATATGTGTTGGTCTGTTGGTCGTTGTTGGTCGTAGTTGTTTTTTGTTGGTCGGGCTGTTGGTCTTCCGTTTTTAGGCATTTGTCAATAATTCAGTAAAAATGAGGATAAACTATACCTTGTGTTGGTCGTGTTGGTCGCTGACCAACAATATAAATATATAAGGTATAGTTTGTTTGTTGGCTGAAAATCACTAACTTTGCTTTATACTAATAGCCAATTGTTGGTCTGTTGGTCTGTTGGTCGCAAAAATAAGAACTTTCAACTAAAAAAAATAAAAGTATGATCACTACCACAATTAACATCACTCCCTATTTGGCGGAATATTTGCGCGGAAAATATGCCTCAGGTTCAAATGACCCGATAAATATTCCCGACAATTCAGATCTGTATCATGTGATATGGAATTATATGTCCCGTCGTCCCAGTAATATGCCGCATACGGATGGCAATATTGTATTGGCCTTGCCTAACCGGCGCGAGGGAAAGAATCCCGAAGTGTACAACTATCTGTCCGCGCGTGCGGTGACGTATATAGAACTTGCCATCCGTCGTGAGTTCAACGAGGAGCTGCACGCCACCCTGTTGGATAATGACCAGCGCGGACACCTGTTTGACAACAATGCCGTTGTCTATCAGTTTCTGTGTACTTATGGCATCGAATCCGTATCTGAAGAAGCACTGTTGAAGAACTATTATCGGTGGCGTGAGAACTTACGTAAACGGAAAGCCCGGCGCGAAAGAAAGAAGGATATGATACAGGTTATCTAACATGGTTAAATAATATTAAATCAACAACCGACTAAGTGTATCGTTTTGTCCGTTTTGACGGTAAAACTGTCCGCTATATGGAGGTAAATGGCGAACTCGTTAATTATCAAAATGTTATGAATCAGCGAAATAAAGAATTCTCTATTGTCGTTACTTTTGTCCCCTTAGGTGGTATGAATCAGGAACAATATGTTTTTCTGGCCGAGGAGTTTTCATTTGAGCCCGTGGCTTCGGACAATGCTTCGGGAACTAGTTTCAATTGTGACAAGGAACTTGTCATATCACGTCCTGATAGCAGTATATTGAGGGAGTTTTCCATCTTCCGTTCCGGCATATTGTATTTTCGTGATACTTCCGGTAACAGCTATGGGGTTGGAGATGCTGACATTCCTGCCAGAGTGTGCCTGTCTCCCCAGCTTAATTCGGCACGGCTTACAATGAAGTGCACCATGCTGAAACCGCCCGTCTTATAGTCTTTTTTATATATATAAGGTATGGATATTTTTGTAAAAACAAAAAAATAGAATGACACAGTCACAGAAATATCTTCAGCAGCTTCTCTTATCCCGACAAGGATTGCTCATTACGGCAGAGGGTTACGCCTCTGTCGTAGCTGAAGCATTCCCTAATGTTCACGATTCCGATTCAGCGGAAAAGGGACATGCTGATATGCTGTATACCGAGGTGATTTCCGGTGCCTTGGATTTATGCTCCTCTCAGGTCCGTATGGCTTTTCCTGACAAGGATATCAGCATTGTTTCCGATTATGCTTCTGAAGAACTTCCCGATAACAGTATTGCTTACTATCCCGTGTTCGGTGTAATCACATCAAACAGTTGGGGGCGTTTTTCCAGCAAACAGTTTGAGAAGGATCTGCTGGCATCCGAATCCAATCCTGCGATCATTGCACATTTTGTTCATATAGACAGTCCGGGAGGCGAGGCATTTTACATGGACCGCCTCTCCGAGACTATGAGAGACTTGAGTAAGCCGGTGGTTGTTTTGGCCGAGCGCGTATGTGCGTCTGCCGGTTATCTCATCGCCTGTCATGGCACTAGA